GAATCTACAACACTTACGTCTTTTTTAACCCAAGCGGTGCCAGACCATTCTCTTAATCCAAACAATGAACTTGCTGTATCTAACCAGTAAGATCCATCTGCTATTGCGCCTGTTGGTGCAGTTGAAGATGCTTTAAGTTCGCCTAAGTCGATGTCTGCTCTTAAGACGTATGCTCTATTGGCAAGTCCTAAGAAACTGTGGGCCGCTAGTAGACCGTATTCGTTGAGATCATATCCATTTAATGCAACAGAACCACTTGAATGAAATAATGGATTTCCAAAAGTCTGTAGTAGTTCACGTTGGCTTGTAATAAGTTTTAATTTACCTGCTGTTGCTTTAGTTGTGTTTGATGCAGTTCCAGAACCGTCAGGTGTTGCTTTATCCTGAGCAGTTGCTACTATAATTAGAGGAACTGTTCCTGTTCCAGCCGAGGCATAGAACGATTCATCGGTAACACTAATGCTAACACCGGGTGATACTAATGTAGCCATATTATTCTCCTATTGTGATATGAATCTAATTATACGAATATTTATCAAAAAAACATAAAAAAGGTATTATTACAAAAGGGGGTGCATGGAAATTTACCGAAAAAGATAAATACGGAATTTTATTGGTCTGGGTTTATTTGAATGTGTATTTGTTCTACTTTAGTTTTAAGTGTTTCTAGGTCTGAATCGTTTTCTATTACATAATCAAACTCATAGCCTATCCAATTCCATTCACTTAAATGTACACTCTTATGTTGTGTCAACATTTTATGTTGTGCTGGAACATAACCTAGATTAGCCTGAGTGGCTGTATAATACCAATCAGGGAGGTCTCCACGTTTTACATTAATTACAGCACCGCCCAAACTTTTAATTAAATCTAATTCATTAGTAAATCTAGCATCACTAATAACAACACAGGGTGCCTCTTTGACTGCTTTACGCATTCTGTATTCTAAACTATCAATCCAAATATCTTTATGGAAGTGTTCTCTTAATACTTCTGTTCCCATAAGTTGCAATGCTAGTCTAGGAGTAAAGTTGTCTATGCCTAACTTTCTAGTCCAAAACATATCGGGTGTTTCTCTAAAGTCTCTGCTCTCAATAGTATCACCTTCTAGCATATTTCTATCCCAGCCAAAAATACTAGCACACACATCTTTCAAAGGTGCCGCAAAACTATCTTGTGTGCAACCTCTATCTACAAACAGTTTAGCAACTGTGTCTTTGCCCGATCCTATTAGTCCTGTAATTCCAATTATCATTTTATAAACTCGTTGTTAGTTATTAATTCTTGTATATCATCAAATGTATATTCTGAGTCAAAACTTACAGAACACATAATACGAGTTTCTGAACATTCTTTATTGTTAATCCTGTGCCATTCATTTGTTCTTACAACTGTTGGTACTGGCATGCCATAGTATTCATCTATATTAGTAAGCAACTCTTCATTATAAACTACACTATGCCCGGATCTAATTCTAACACCTTCGCCCGAATCATACGTTGCAGTAAATATTTTAGATTGCTCTTCTGAATCTTCGTCAGCCAAACCTCTTAACTTTAAGTGGTTTTCTAATTGAGGTTGATTAGGTATGTTGCCGTTTAAAACTTCTTTGTCGTAAATATTTTTGTAACCGTCTATTAACAACTCATTAACCTTATCATTACCTGTTGCCCACTCTATTTTACTTTTACTTAAATCTGCTTTAGTAAGCGGATAGTTTAAACCGACTGAGCGTCTTGCTAAATTAATGGTTTGTGCATATACAGAATTACAATGTTCTGTATGTTCCATACCTTCATTGTGCCATTGGTAACAACTATTAGCCGGTGTAGATAAAATTATAACGTCATGTATAGGTATTGTCAAGACTTTATTAAACATACGTCTAAATTTATTTACAAGACCATTTTTCCAAAGGAATACATAACCATCATCGTGTTGTGTTACAAAAAAATCATTGTCACCATTTGCATTAAATTCTGTAACGTTGCCGTCAAATCTAGAATAACTTAACATAAATTTTTCTTGAGCAAACTCAAAAATATTTTTAATTTCTAAATTATCTATTTGTACATAACAATTCATTTTAATAATTCGCCTTCATCATACATTTTACAAATATCTGCATAAGTGTATTTAGAACTGTTGCCCATAAATCTTAAACTTATTCTGTTTGTTCCGTCTGTCTCTACTTTGTGATATGAACTTAAAGGAATAATGTAAGGACAATGATAGCCATTTTTGATTCCTTCAACTTCCATATTGTATTTGCTTTCATCTAAAACAGAATCTATACTGCTAGACACTTTTAATGAGTTATCTTTGGCTGTAACACCTTCTACAATATCTTCTTGTGATAATAATTGTTGCATAAGATTTTTTTCAGTTGCTAATAATTTTTCACAAGGCTTGCCAAATTTTACTTTGCTATTATTTTTATCCCCATACAAGGGAAAGTTTATAGCATAGTTTACTCTTCCTTTAAGTCTATCTATTATATCCCGAGTATACCATGTTGCATTTCCTTCTCTATGCCATACTGTAGAAGCATGGAACTTAATTAGTGTTATAGGATATAACTTAACGCCCGTGCCTACTGTCCATGCATCATCTATAATATTAACTTTAAATGTATCATTATAAAATTCTCTTAATTGGCGTTGTATTTTCTTGCTAGTAATATAACCCATAACACTTACTGGTCTACTACTTCTCGAATTGGTGGGTAACAATGACTGTTCAGAGCCTTCCCACATAATATTAGGTGTTTGTATATTATAACGTATTTGATAATCTGCATCAGCAACTTGGTAATCTTGCTCGGAAAAAAGTTCACTACATTTAAATGGTAGTTCAATGTCTTTTAAGTCAATATAAGGATGTTTTTCAAGCATGGATTAGGTTGCCTTCTTTATGCAGTTTTTCTAGTTCTTCAAAAGTATACTTATCTCCACACATATATCTTAAACTAACTCTTGGGTGTTCTGTTGTAACAACTTTATGCCATTGCTGTACGTTTATTATATAAGGAGAATGATATCCTTCCCTTACTACTTTAGTTTTTATGTTTTCCTTTTCAAATTTATCATTGTGAAAACCTGTCCTACCTAAATACACACTCATAGTTTTATCTGGGTTTGATACTGATACTCTGCTAAAATTATTAGTGCCTATGGGACTACCGTTTTTTAATACACGTCTCCTATTTCTTTCTAATATTGATTCTGATAATTTAATTTCTTGTTGGACTATAGTATCAGATGGCTCGCCAAAACATACATTCGAACCTTTTGCTTTTCCATACATTTTAAAATTTATAGCCATTTGAAAACGTGAATGAAAAACATCTTTATGTTCTTCTGTATACCAGTCTGCAAATCCTTCTCTGTGATATGCTGAACTCTGATTGAATCTAACTAAGGTAATAGGATAATATGGGTAGCCGGGTTGTAGTTTTTCTGTTAAAGGATTTACTTTAAATGTTTTTTCGAAATAATCTTTGCATTTATCTGCAAGTTCGTAACTAGTAAGGTATCCTACAATACCATCGGGAGATGGTTTATTTGTTATATTCCAGTGTATATTTGTAGTAACTAGTGGTCCTTTATATTTAGAATAAGGATCAACACATTCAATGAATTCTATATCATTGTCGTCGAATAGTTCTTTTGGAGTTATTGGTAGAGTTATATCTAGGTCTATATAGCAACCGTTTAAGGCAGACATAATTAACCCATAACAAAACCAAGTGGAGAATTACCTTCTTCCATATCATGGATTCCGGATATCAACTGCTCTAGTTCTGTTAATGCCTCAGCCTTTAATGCATCACCGTTAAGTTGTATTGCTCCGCCTGGTCCAGGTAATCCGCCTGTAAACTTACTTCTTGCTTCACCTAACATCATTTTGCTCTGTGCTAAAGAATAAGCAGATAACCAATCACTTGCATATACATCTTTTATTAATACACTTTCTGGTATAAAATTATTAACTCCTACAGCAATATCTTCTGCGTGATTTACATTTCTTAATATAGTAAGTTTTTTACTATTCCTATTAAATGTAAAATTATATTCACTACCAAACACACGACCTATAGTTTCTTTGTATTGTGCAAATGCATCAAATACTGCTAAACCGCCTACTTGCCCTGCTTGTAACATGTACATATTGTTGAATGCAACATCAAATGGATCAAAGTTAGTACCGCCACCGCTGTTTGTACCTATACCTCTTCTGTATAGTCTTTTAACATCGATAACTTCATCAGGAAGTGTATATTCTACAATACCTGCTTGAGTTTGTATAAAAATAATTGCTTCTTCAACACTACCGCTACTTAATTGACGATATTTTTGAATTGCTTTATTAATTGCTATGTCGTAATGGTCTCTATCTAATTCAACATCTACCATTCCATCAGCAAGACGTAACTGAATTTCTTCAATTATTTCTTCTCTATTGTTGTACCCAACTTGGTCTATTCTAGTTGCCATACAACTATTTATCACATTTTGTATTTAAAATGCTTTAAGAATGATTGTTGTGTCGTTTAATCTACCATTTAATTTGGTTTCTACTGCTTTTACTTCTTCGAATGCTTTTGCAAATCGTGTTTTAGCATTTCCAGTCCAATTTTTGATTTGTTCTGCTGGTTTACGCAATGTTTTTTGAAAACTTTGTTCGGTGTCGTAGTCTTTTATTGTTGTGCCTTTAATTGTAAGTCCTGTACCTGGTCTACTTAATCCTCTAGGGTCCTTATTTTTAGCATGGTATACTCCAACCTTTCTAGTTTTAGTATTGTATACCCACACCTCATTAGCATACGCAACTTCTTCTGGTCTAATACTTGCTATGCCTAATGAACTTTCATTGACTTGAAACTTTAATTTAGCAACCATTTTTTCTTTACTTACAACACGTTTTTTTCTAGGCTTGCGTTGAGACTTACCTGTTTCAATTATAGTATCACATGCTGTATGTATTTTTTCAAACCACGTTAAATATTCTTTACGCATTTTAGGAGTCATAAATGAATACCCTTCTTTGATTTGGTCACATTCCCAAGCAATAATTTCTTTTGCTTCTACTATTTGGTTAGCATAAGCATCTTTAATTAATTTTGCATGATTGGGTTTTATACATCCACCATCAAATGCTCTCATATCGTTATAAGGATCGAAATCTTTAAGAGACATTTTGCCATCTAAATAGTCATCTATATAGCCTTCCCATTCGCCTAATAAAGGATCAATTTGTTCGTGCATTCGTTGTTGTATAGATATTTTTGGTTTACTTGCTTTTTCTTCTGCTTTGGCTTCTGCTTCTTCAACGACAGTATGACCACGTTTCAACCATTCTTCAGATCTGTTATCAATATGACTTCTAGTATTTTCTGGCATCCAGCCTAATTTGTCTTCCATAAAGAATACAGTGGCACTAGAAGAAAATACCCAGTCTGGATTTTTTAGAATAATTTTAATTTTATTTTTATCCCAACCGGACTTGTCTTTTATCCATTTTCGAGTAAGTGCAATTTTTGGCTTGTCGCTTATTTCTGTTCTTCCAAAATACTGACAATCCTGAAAAATCTTTTCTCGTTTTTCATTGTCTGTTTCTTCGCGAAGTGCTTTCCAATCCGGTTCCGGAGTAAAGTAAACATTCTTTGCTCTTGGTTTGCGTTTTGCCATTAAATGTATCCTATTCTGATTCCATTAAAACCTTTTCTGGATCTTCCAATACTTGTTTTACTGGAAGAGGTAATGCATCATAGTTATGTATTGCATTTTTATTTTTTAATATATTGTGATCCTTAAGCATTGATACTAATCCAACTATACCTAAAAATTGTCCTTCTTTCATTCCTGCCCTGTAACTAAAAACTGTGTTACATATAACAAAAACAAGGAATATTAAGCCGATTTCAAAAGTCATTATTCATCTCCATGTTAATTGGTAGTTAGTATAACTTCAAAAAAAAGTAATGTCAATAGGTATTTTTTGATTCAAAATGCAAAAAACTAAAGTTTTTTAGCAGTTAAACCAATATTTGCTGATGCAACACGTTTTTCATTACAAAATACTTCACAATCATAAAATATATTGTTCATTTTTCTCGTCTTTAACGTTGCTTTGAGTGTTAAAACATTTCCAGGAAATACTGGAGTTCTAAATTTGCAGTTGTCTACCCTTGTTACAAAAGTAACATATTCGCTATGCTCTACAATGCCAACATCTTGTTCTGCTAGATGTAATGCATGTATGCCAGCACACTGATTCATGCCCTCTATTAAATAGACTCCGGGCCAGATTTTAACGTGGGGGAAGTGTCCTTCTAGGACAGGATGGTCTGCTTGGACTTCATATGTAGCAACAATATTTTTATCATCTATAATTTCATGACTGTCTATTAGTGCTATGGGGTGTCTATGTGGTAGTTCCATAGTAAGTAATTATACTTTACTTGGAGTAGTGTTTGCAACTTGTGGTAAAAAGATTATAAAAATAATCATTAACTTTACAATACTCATGATAATTAAAATTAAAATTATCTAGGTCATTATATAAATTACCGTCTAGTGCTAGACGTTCGTCTTTATAAGGCAATCCATGTGCTTTAAATAACGGACTAGATGCATGTTTGCCTGACGTGGCTAATCTGGCATTCCAGCTCATTGTAAATTTAATTGTATCATAGAATGTTAACCCATTTCTATTTTGCCAAGAAATATTTGTTTTATACATATCAGTGTCTATGTCCGGGATAGGTTTCCCTCTCATATCCGTTCTTGTTTCTATGTAACCATGTTCTTTCCAATTTTTACTAAACTCACTTTCGCTTAGGTCAGTATAATAGTGTGAATGGTCATCTATACGTCTAATGTATAAAGGATTTAAATTTATAGTATGTAACGGATTTTCTTTTGATAATAAAAATGCACCCATCTTTTTAATAGTGTTCTTATCGTCACTAGGTAATCCAGCAATCATGCCACTCATAAAGGTCATATCCTTCCAATGTGTTTCACTTAGTTCTCTCAAATAATCAAACTGTATGTTTGGATTTAAACCCTTACCTATATCTTTTGCACATTCAGGATCAGTTGTTTCAATACCCAAATTCATTAACCTTGCACCGCTATCTGCAATTAATTTTGCTTGTGGTACTTCATGTTTTCTATTAAGATATACTAAATCTAATCTAATATACGAACTCCATTTTAATTTGAACGGTAAACTCTGAGACATTTCATACCAGTCAACCATCTTTTGATGGTCATCATTAAATGTATCGTCTGTTAACCAATAATCTTCTATACCATAAAGTTCATAATTTTCAATAAGTTCATCTCGAATATAACTAAAGTCTCTTATTGCTTCGCCTTTGCCTTTACCATTTAAAGGAAAAGAACAGAAATTACATTTAAATATACAACCTCTTGCTACTTCTAACGGTAATATCTCTCCTTCTTGTACTAAGTCTTCTGGTCTCCAGTTCATAGTAGAATGTTTTATATCTAATTCGCTAACACCGTCTTGGGTAACTTTTAATCCTGTTTTATTTGTAGGCAGGTGATTAGGATCTCCGCCTTCTTTTAAATGTTGCAAAATTTGAGGCAATGTTACATCTCCAAATCCTAGATTTATATAATCCATTAAATTTGTTTCTGTTTTAGGAAATTGAGATGTTATATGTGCTCCGCCTACAATATACTTTACATCTGGGTTTATGTTATGAATATATTTTCCTAATATTTGGTCACCTTTGTGTCCTGTAGAAAAGAAATGTAATCTTGTGTTGTTATCTCCCCTCACAAACATTTGTTCCATATGGTAATTTTTTTCTTCATCTGTAAATCCTTCAAAAGGATCAAAATTACTTATGGATGAACGCATTGGTAATAATTGAAAACTTCTAAATGTACTGCTAACACCCAACAACAATGTTTCTTTTCCTACAAACTTATCTATAATACGTTTAGTTGTTTCAATATCTAAATGCATCATGTTATCTATAACTTGGCATGTAAAACCGTGTTCCCTAACTTCGTGGGCAAGTTTATAGGCTCCCATTGCTCTACTAGTATTAAAGTTTAAGTGATTATATCTTCCGTCTTTCCACTTATCTGCTGATAAAACTCGACTAGGATTAGTAGATATGTTATGGAGTTTTATACCACGTTCATCTTGATGGTTTTCTTGTGTGCTTGATAAAGGATGTTGGTTGCCCCAGCCTGGTGAATCTGTAAATAATAAGAATTGTACAGGTGTTTTTTCAACCGAAATATTTTTAAAAGGATTTACTAACTCTTCTTGCTTATGGAATTGTTTATACAATTCAAAATCAAAGTTTTTTTTATTTACATCGTTCTGCATGACTAGTATTTATAACTAAATTAGTCTACAAATGCACGTTCAAGAACAAAGTCTCCGGCTTCTCCTAAATTGCCTTCTGCAAAACCATTTTCTTCAAAAAAATCTCTGCATTGATAATTCATATCCGGGCCACCGCATACCATAATTCTATCTGTATCTTTGTTAAAACCGTTTTCTGTGAAATTATTTATGTGGTCCCAAAATCTTCCTTCCCTATCATATGTTTCTTGTGTGCAAGTATCATAATATTTTAAAGGAAAGTTTTCTGTTATTTCGTTTATAGTGTCTGTATATGTGTGTTCTGAGTGTGTTCTAGTGGTATGTACTAATATAACATTTTTAAATTTATCATATGTAGCAGGATCTCTAATTATACTCATAAACGGTGCGATGCCTGTGCCTGTTGACAGCAAATACAGATTATCTGCTACAGTTAAGTTATCAATCGTTAAAGTGCCCGTTGTTTTAGGCATACATATTACTTCATCTCCAACTTTTAAATGCTGTAGACGGCTTGTAAGAGGTCCGTCAGGTACCTTAATACTAAGGAACTCTAAGTGGTCTTCGTAATTAGCACTTGCAATACTATATGCTCTGAGTATTGGTCTAGCACCCTCTTCTTCAGATGTTAATCCAATCATAGCAAATTCTCCGTTTACAAAACGGAATGTTTGGCTTCGTGTTGTTTTAAAACTAAATGTTTTGTCTGTCCAATGATGGACCCATGTAACAGTTTCTTTGTTCAATGTTTTGTTGCCTTTATCGATTCTATCATCGCTTTTCTAACTTCTGGATCGTTTAATTTATCCAAAAATTTGTCATTAATCTCAAATTCTATGCCTCGTTCAAACTTTGTCATTAAAGAAACATCGTCTACACCTAACATACTACAAATTTCTTCAAAACTTAGAGTATTTAAACCGTTTTCTTTAGCAGTTAATAGCAAATCTAAAATTGCTTCGGTTATTAAATCTTCTAAATTGTTGTCTTTCATAATAAAGTGGTGGAGCGAAGAGGGATCGAACCTCCGACCTACTGGTTGCAAACCAGTCGCTCTCCCAACTGAGCTACCGCCCCTGCCGGTTTTTGTGCTACTTACTTAAATTTCTATTTAGGTATGCTTTCATATTGTCGCCAACTCTTTGTGAATTTGCTTGAATATTAGCACTAATTTGCTCTGCATTTTTCCTAATGTTTGCACTAATCTCTTCTGCGTTTCTCATTACGTTGTCGCCAACATCTTGAAACCACCAGTCATTCTTAGTTGCTTTTTTAGATACTTTTGCTTTTGCTTTTGCTTTTACCATTTTGTAATTCTCTCTGTGTTTCCACGTTTGCCTAATAATTCTTTATTACTAGGTAGAACATATTTACCACTATTTTTTAAAACTAGTTTTAATTACTGGCGGAGAGTGAGAGATTCGAACTCTCGGTACAGTTACCCGTACTCTTCCTTAGCAGGGAAGTGCTTTAAGCCACTCAGCCAACTCTCCAGTACATTAATTATAATATGTATCATACTATTTGTCAAGAAGTTTGTAAAGTGATAAATAGTACATTATGCCAAGACTAAGTTTATGGAACAAGAACAAAACCAACGACTATGATTTTCAAGATAAAATTATAGCCGAAAACATCAATGCGGGTGGAACAGGGGTTTATGTACACAAATACATAGGCACATATACTGACGACTCTGCAAATACTAGTATTGGTACTGGTGATTTATATATACAAGATGTTTTGTTTTTAGAAAATAGAGATAGAAAGTACGATACAGACATTTATGAACTGAGAGGTACTTATAATGTAAGTGAACCAGATTTCGATTTAACACAATTTGGTATGTTTGTAAACAATAACGACTTACAAATGACGTTCCATATGAACACTCTAGCAAGTTTGCTAGGTAGAAGGTTAATGGCAGGTGATGTTTTAGAACTTCCGCATTTAAGAGACGATTTATTACTTGGTGGTGGTGAAGCAGTAAACAGATTTTTTGTAGTTAGTGATGCTGGACGTCCGGCAGAAGGATATGATGCTAGATGGTGGCCCCATTTATGGAAAGTTAAACTAACTAATATTACAGACAGTCCAGAATACAGAGATATTCTTGGAACTGGAGAACAAGCAGATGACCTTAGAAACATTCTAAGTACATACAGTACTGAGATAGCAATATCAGATAAAGTAATGGAAATGGCGGCATCAGATATGCCATATGACAGTGGCTATGCTAAAGGTGGTCATTTATACGTTGATGTAAATGCACCTGATAAGCCTGGAGTTTATTTTCCTGCAGATGGTACACCGCCAAACGGTGCTACTATTGTTGGTAGTGGAACAAGTTTCCCAATTGATTGTGTTAACGGAGATTATTTCTTGAGAACAGACTTTAATCCGAATAGATTATTTGTTAAAAACTTATCAGTTTGGCATAAAGTTAGTGATGATAAAAAAGAAGCCTGGTCCGCGGCAAACAAATTGCTTACATCATTTGTTAATAATGATGCATCAAGAACTAATACAGATGGTACTACAGGTACAGAAAAAACATCTCTTAGTAAAATTATAAAACCAAAGGCAGATTAATATGGCAAATATGGATTACTTTTATGACGCTCAACTGAGAAGATATCTTCTCCAGTTTATGAGAATATTCAGCGAATTTAAAGTCAGTGAAGGTAAAAGAAATGGTGTTACTTATTTTAATAAAACACCAGTAAGATATGCAGATATGCAAAGAATGGTAGCACATATAATCAAACAAGGTAGTGAGAATATGGTTAATAGCACACCATTTATGGCTGTAAGTATTCAAAGTTTATTAATTGCTAGAGATAGAACACAAGATCCTATGTTAGTAGCAACGGACCAAATTGCAGAAAGAGAGTATGACACAGGTACTGCTTCTTATAAATCCGGGCAAGGAAATTTATATTCAACTAAGAAAATTATGCCTGTTCCTTATAACTTAACATTAAATGTAGATTGCTGGACAGCAAACACAGACCAAAAAATGCAACTGCTAGAACAAATACTAATACTTTTTAATCCTAGTTTACAGTTACAACAAAACAGTAATCCGTTAGATTGGACACAAATCTTTGAAGTTGAACTAACTGATATTCAATGGAGTAATAGAAGTATTCCTGCTGGAGTTGATGAAACCATTGACGTTGCCACCCTAACATTTACTTTGCCAATATGGTTAAGTCCGCCAGCACAGGTCAAAAGACAAAAAATTATTAATACAATTACTACCAATGTTTACAACACAAATAGTTTAGAAGATTTAGGATACGATGATGACATATATGACTTCTTTAGAACTATTGACGGTGATATGGAAATTAATTCCATAACACCTAACAACTATTGGGTTGATGTAAGTGGCACTGAAGCAATTTTATATAAAAGTGCTCCAACAGAAGACGGTAGTACTTATGACGATGGAACCACAGTAAAAGCAAATTGGAATGACTTGCTTGAAGTATTATCACCACAAAGTGCATCAGGTACTGTAAGTGGTTCTGGTGTTAGTATTGCAGATATACCATTAACAACTGGAAGTACTTTACAACTTAACATTACAAATGAAATAGAAAGCACATCACTAATAACAGGTACAGTAACTAGAAATGTTATTGATTCTGGTAAATTAATATTTACTGTTGACGCTGATACATTACCTGCTAACACAGAAACAAATGTAACTAGGATAGTTGATCCATTAAATAACCACCCAGGCGATGGTACATTAGATGCTGTTGCATCTGGACAACGTTACTTACTAACTAACGAAATTGTCGGTGATGTTTGGGGGATAACTGCAGATATAAATGATATTATTCAATATGATGGTTCTAAATGGTCCGTGGTTTTTGATGCTAGTACTATAAGTATAAACAAGTATGTTACAAACACTTACACAAACAAACAATACAAATGGAACGGCGAAACATGGTCAAGCACACACGAGGGAACGTACAACCCGGGTTATTGGAAACTGAACATATAAGTATAATTGAAAAATTAAATCCTTTAACTAATGTAAACAAACACAAAGGCGTTGCTGGTGCAGGTGTTATCTTCTTATGTAAACACACAGGTCGGTGCTTATTTCAATTAAGAAATGCAGATAAAAGACAAAAAAACACTTGGGGTTTTTGGGGAGGTATGGTTGACGACGGAGAAACTCCTTACGAATGTATAAAAAGAGAACTTGGCGAAGAAATAGGGTTCGTTCCAGAACTGCAAAAATTAAATCCAATAGATGTATATCAAAGTAAAAATAAAAACTTTATGTATTACAGTTTTGTTGCTGTAGTAGAGGAAGAATTTATACCAACATTAAACGACGAAAGTGCCGGATATGCTTGGGTTAATATAGGGCAATGGCCCAAACCATTACATGATGGCGCACGAGTTACACTAGGAAGGAATAAAGGGACCAGTAAACTGTCCACTATATTGTCTATACATTCTAGATAAGTAAGTGTATGTCAAAAGATATTATAAATTTTGATGCCGTACGACTAACTACAGAACTTAATAAATTTCAACGTCATAAGGCTATTCCCAATTCTTTTTTCGATGGAACGTTTACAATTCCACAGGTATTAGAATTATACGAGTCTTTATCCAAAAGACACAAAAGAATAGCAGACAAACTTATTAAACAGTATAAGGTTGACTTAAATGCTAGTGAAGAAGGATTAGTTAAAAGTTTAAGAAGTGAGTATACAGCATTTTTAGAAAATCAGCACACTCGTAATGACAAGTGGTGGTATCCTGCTGTCATGAATAAGTATAGATATAATATTAATCCAGTAAGAGCAATAACTTACGAAGTAAGAGAAATGGCATATTCATATAACTCGCATAATGAACATCATCATTGGCTTACAGAATTAATTACAGAGCCAAATTTTTATCATAGAGTAATACAAGATATTATTAAAGATAGAAATAAAGTAGATAAAATTTTAAATTATTATCATCCTTTAATTGTAGAAGCAGGCATAAATGAACCTATTGAAATGCGACATTTAAGAGTTTTAAGAACTGATTTGTTAGAGTATGCAAATTTATTTACAACGTTTAGAAACTGGACTCCAGACGAATAATTATTTAGAAGTAGCAATAAACACACCGTCCCAATCTTTAGGAAGTTTTTGAGTCTTTTGAAATTCACAACGTTCAATCCACATATCATAATAACCTTTCATCTTACCCTCAAAGGCATCATGTAGTTGCTCACATAATTTAATTGCTTTATCAAAATTTTGTTTACGATATTGCATGTGCATATCTTCATGCATCTGTTTGGCTTTTGCATACTTGCTTACTTTGATATCAAGTACAGTATATATTTCAATGCCCACAGTCTTTCCTTTTACTGCTAGGTCATCTACTTTAAGATAAAAGAATTTATTCTTTGTGTGTTTATAAGTGTCACCGCCTACAAGTAACAAGCAACCATATTCTTTACACTTGCTCTCTATTCTTGCCGCAGTACTTACAGCATCGCCAAGAATATCATAACTGTGTCTTGCAGTTGAACCCATCTCACCTATATAACCTAACCCTGTGTTTATACCAGCACCCATGCCTACCGGAGGTCTGCCCTCTGCTACAATTTTATCATTAAATGTTTCTACTGCTCTAAGCATTAGTAATCCTGTCTTCACAGCACTTGCAGGATGATCTGGATCTTCCATTGGAGCATTGTGTATATGCATACTTGCATCGCCTATATATTTAATAACCATTCCGTCAGCATCAAGTATAGGTTGTGTAATAGCATCCATATAACCATTCATTATTTTTGTAAGTCCTTTTACATCATCTCCAAAACTTTCTCCTAGTGGAGTAAAGCCACGTAGGTCAGAAAAGCATATACTTACTTCACGTTTCATACCTTCTTTAATTAGTGCAGGGTTTTCTTGCAACATTCTCACCACAGTAGGGGAGGCATAACCGGCAAATTGTTTTTCTATCTCTTGTCTTAGTTTAAATTGTATCCAAAAATTGTTAAATGTGCTATGTGTGAACACTAAAAATCCTGATAAAACAGGAAAAGTTGCATCAAATAATACCAAATTTGCTGTATAAGAGTGTATACTATAGTATATAATTCCACCTAAAATACTAAATGTTAGAGGTATATTAGCCCATAATGGTGCTCTATACACAACTAAACCTATCAAAATCATAGTCAGTAGCCCACACAGAAGCTCGTATAAAGCACTTAACTGACTTCGTGTTATGTTACTACCATCTATAAAATTTTGTAGCATATGAGCTTGTATTTGCTGTGGATATATGTTACCACGTGGAGTTGGGACAGGATTTGCAATACCTTCTGCTGTAACACCTACTATAACCCATTTGCCTTTTAAGTCAGGAATACTATCTGCACCCTCATATTCTATTTGTTCGAAGTTATTATTGAAACGTACATAAGCAGTACCGTCTGGTTGTGTTACTATAGGATCAAATGGAGGAACAGCAACTTCTTGTATTCCTATCTCACTTGTTTTAATCATATAACTAGGTTTGCCTGTATGTACTCTTAACATTTCAACTGCAAAACTAGGATATATTTTATCGCCTACAGTAATAGCAAGTGGATATGTTCTTGTTTGATTATCTGGTTGTGGTGCAGAAGCATTGACTCCTTTACCGTTTGCAACAACTTCTAACATAGGCACGTTTGTTACAAGGTTAGGCCATGTAAGTAAATAGTCTTTTGCAGGAACAGGACCTATTGTGCCTGTACCTATATGTGGTCCTGTTGACTTTACGCCTTTAACACTTGGTGTTTGACTTAACACATTATAATTTACAGGATTCTTTCTTGCTCCTGGAACATTCATTACATTCTGTTGCATCATACCTGCAAAACTTTCATCACCCTGAAATCTATCTGTTTCTGGAAACATAATGGTCCAGCCCAAAACACCGCCATTCTTCATAGCAACGTCTATTACTAATTGGGCATAGTATTGTCTTGGGAAAGGATACTGTCCGTATTTGGCTAAACTTTTTTCACCAATGTTAATCAATACAACATTGTCGCTTTGTTTAATTTCATCTAATTGCTGATAACTGTCAAAAACCTGACTACGGAAACTTTGAAGTGCCGTAGGGTCTGCTACTCTTAATCCGAGTAGTAATAGTATTGTTACTGCTACTGCATAACCGCTATATATCCATTTCATAGTGATATTTATCGTATTTTTTATCAAAAAAAAGCACACTCTAGGTGTGCTTTTTTATTTAACATTCTTTAGGATTCTTAGAGCAGTATTCTTCTAACTTTTTTTGATTATCATTAAAAAGTTGTATAAGTTCTTCTGCTGTATATTCCTTTTCTCTTTTATTTTTGAATAGAGAAAAGGTACTTACTTTCCCTCGGTTTTGTCGTCTTTTTGTAGTTCGTCGGTCTGTTTGTCTACATTATCTGCAACTGTTTTAACTACACCTTGTGCTGTATCAATTGTTACATCTGCAATGTTTCTAGCATCATCAGTAATAGCGACTGCCATTGTAGCGGCTCCGCCAACTACTGAGTCTACTGTTCCTGTGACAATTTCTGTTCCGGCGTTCCAAGCACCTCCAACTGAGGCACAACTTGTTATTCCAAAACAAACAATAAGTCCGAGAAACATAAATAAATTCTTCATCTACTTTCTCCTTATATATAAGTGTTATAAAACCATCTGTTATTATAACATATATATTTATCGGAAAAGTGTTGTAATTATGTTACAATTAGTAACATTTTAAATTCCGTGTCCGTTAAAAGTACGGTCACCTGCAATGCTATTTTGGTCATGTAAATATAATTCATAACACAAGATAGATCTGGTCTGCTCGTTATTACATGTTTGAATTAACTCTAATAAGTGATTTCTATTTGATTCTTCTATTTCGTGGACTAAATTACACCAACAAAAAAAGAAATAAAATGTTATTGTAACGAATACTGTATAAAATACAACTACAGGGAAAAAATATGTGAATAGCAAAAAGTGTGTAAAAGCAACCGATAGGCAATAAGTTCTATATGATGATAGCCAACTAGTTATCACTGTTCTTAAATTGTTCTATATAGGCATTCGAATGCCAATAGGTATCTAACACAATATCCGCAACTAAGGCTATTAGAACCAGTGTCATTATTACGGATAGATATAAATTTATACCAGCGGTTATTTTTAACCACTTAATCATATGTTTCATTACCTTGCATTATAGTACGATTTGTACTGAATGTCAACCTTTTATGCTATTCTTGAGTTACAGATATAGAACATCCGCCTGATGTATGACATGTTTGGTTAATGCTATAACTTTGTGCTGTACTACCTTGTTGTAATAAATCTAGTGTTGTAGGTTGGCTACCATATAATAAAACAGTAGCAGTATGCTCTGCATTATTCTTCTGTACAATACTAACAACATTAGCATCGTTGTATGCTTTTACTGTGAGATTTTTTGACATATCGTTTTGTTGTTTTGCCCAAAAGTCATTATCATCTGCGTATATCCATAAGTTAGCAGTATGTCCGTCTGGACTATTAGTATTACCATTAGTTTGATATCCTACAATTTTGTTGTTGTCCCCATGAAAGTCTGCTATTATTTTATGACCACCATATTCACCGCCATCATCGGTACCAAATGTTGTGTCATTTTTATTAGCAAGTGCAACACCTTGGCCCCATCTAAGCAAATTACTATCACCCCAAACGTGAAATCCTACTTCACTATCTTGACAATTAGCACCTGCTGTACAAACTTGATGAACAAATACATCATTGTTTATTCCATCAACATCGCCACAGAATGTAGCATTGTTACAATTTACTTTACCCCATGTGCTAGTAAAACCCGCAAAGTTTTTTCTGCCTTCTTGTAGTATTTTTACTGTATTACCGTCGCCTGATACAGAAAACTCTACTTCATTGTCTTCGCCTAATTGCCCAATCCACATAGTAAGATTATCAACATTTCCATATTGTAATCCTAAATCTAAGTCTATGTGTTGGTCTTTACCAGACTGTAATATATCTAATACTAAATTATCACCTTCTTGGTCTATATGTACATGATTATGTTCGTCTCCTGCATTAGCATTAGCAGGTGCAAGTAATAGTATCATGCCTAATAACATGTATCCTAATACTAATAGAGGTGTGTCTTTAGGTTTCATATTTTTTAATTTTTCATCTATATTCATATTAATCTTCCTGTCTAATAATAATAGTAGTCCCTTCGCAATCATTTAAACATATAATAGTGTCTTTAAGATTATTGTCGTATAATTCTAATCTAGCACTTATTCCTGATGCTTGTCTAACACTGATAGTATTTGTAACTTGCCTAAAGAAAAATATTTTTCCGTCTAGTGCCAGGGTATTAACTTGTGTTTGTGGGTCTAACCCTAGTGCTGTACCTTCAATTTTATCAATGCCTAATGATGTATCTTTACTACTACTGCTACTACTTTTATCTAAAGTATTTGTTTCCTCTATTATTTCTAGTAGGTCCTGTAAAAAATCTACTGCTAATAAATCAAAATCTAACTCTGTGTATTCTAAATCCTCTGTGGTATCTTCTAATACATCTTGCTCGATGGCGTTTGCATCCAATCCGTCAAAATCTAACAATCCGCCGTCGCCTTTTAATTCTTGTTGCTGTTCTTCTTCTGCTTCTACAATTTCTGTAGGCTTACTTACAATAAACATGTTATCAATTTGATTTAAATCTAAATCTACTATAACAACAGGATTAGTCGGAATTGTTTCAAAAGTGCTTACCATAACAGCCTGATAGGCCTCTGTTAATATTTGTGTTCCGCCGGCATTAGTAACTGTTATACTTCCGGACGGTCCACAACCTTCCTCTAATCTTACTGTGTCTGTACAATTTTCATCTGGTAATAATATTACCAAACTTCTACCCAGTTCATCTACTGTGGTAGTAAAATCTGTTCCCCTAATACCTATCGTGGCAGTAGGAGTATCAATGACGATATTTTCTTTAGGTACTAATCCTAACCCGCCTGTGGCAAATCTTGCCGTTCCTTGCACAAAATTAAGAGCCATCTTACTTTTGCTTGGATCAGGATCATATACATATTCATTTATTTCCATATATGTATGTTCTGTCAAACTAACCTGTGTATCGTCTATAAATTTTAGTTTTAATCTA